GTGGTCGTGTTAAGGGTTTCTCTATTGAGGGCTACTTCGTAGACAAGGTTGAGGCGAGTAAGCAAGATGCGAAAGAGATGGAGGCAGAAGAAAAACTCAATGCTATTACTCAAGTAATCAAGGAAGCGTTAAAAAACTAACACTTATACACTTAAACAATTAACTTAATATGAAACAAGGCAAAACTGAAAAGGCGGTATTCACAAAGCTATCAAAGGTGGAGTTGGAACAACACGATATTGCATTGAATGTTGGTAGCGAGATTGAAAGAATTGCTTCTAATTTAGACTCTTCAAAATCCGCAGCAAATAAACTATTGGCTTCAGCCAAAGAACTATCCGATAACATTGGTAGAGAACTTTATAGAGCGCAAGTCAATATATCAAGCGACTTTAAAACTTTGCAAAAAGTAGACAACGAGTTAAGAAGTTCTTTTAAAGAACTAAAAGGCTATAATGCTGATATTGACAAGTTGTTTGATAAAGTAAAACAAGCCGAAAAATCTTTAGGTCGTTCAACAGACATAGATCGCTTATACAAAAAACTAAAAGAATTAAGGATTTCTGCTGCAAGTGGAACTTCACCTTTTGGTTCAATAGGCGATAGTGTTACAGGCGCATTTAAAAAAGCAGAAGCAATTAACAAGATTTAATATGAAGTCACAAGAAACATTAAGCAAGATTATGGAACTGCTTAACCTACAAGATGAGGTTAAGTTAGAGTCTATGAAGTTGGATAACGGCACTACTATTGAAGCCGAAGCATTTGAGCCTAACCAAGAGGTGTTCATCATTACTGAAGAAGAAGAGAAGATTGCTCTACCTATCGGTGAGTACACTCTGGAAGATGGTCGTATGCTTGTTGTAGCAGAAGAAGGTATCATTGCTGAAGTTCGTACAGAAGAAGAAGCACCTGCTGAAGAGCCACAGGCTGAAGAGGCTACTGAAGAAGTTGAAGCAGAGGAGCAAGAGATGGCTTACGCTACCAAAGAAGAACTATCTGCTGCTATGGATGAACTCAAAGGTATGATTGATGAGATCAAAGCAATGATGTCTCCTAAAGAAGAAGAGATGAGCGAAGAGGTTAAAGAAGAGGTTGTAGAAGAAGAAGTAGACTTGTCTGCTGATGAACCTGCTGCAAAGCCTATTAAGCACTCTCCAGATAGCAAACCTGCGGAGATGCACAAGTTCTCTAAAGGAGGTCGTAAAGACACCCTATCACGAATCTTTGACAAATTAGGATAATGAAGCAAGTAGAGAAAATTTGGGCAGAGTTGTCTGCTAAAGTGTCTACTGAACTATCCGAAGAGGTTAAGGTTGAGTTGGCTTTAGAATTGGGTGGTATTAGAGCAATGGCATCTAAACTAAAGACTGACATCAAGGCTTACAACCAAAAGTTTAGCACTATTGATGATTTGGTTCGTGAATTGAACAACGAAGCAGAGGCATTAGATAAAAGAGCGGAAAACTTTTACGCAGAAGCGCAAGAACTTAAAAAAGAAGGCGAGGCTAAAGCAAAAGAATTAGGAGTTGACTTTATGGATACTCCTATTGGTAGAGAGTATGATAGTATTGCTACAAGCATTCTCTCTGGTGAATTAGAGACTATCAAGCAAGGCTTGAGAATCAAATTTTAATAAGTACAACAATCAATAATTAAATAAATAGAAAATGGCAACATCAATTACTACCACATATGCTGGTGAATTTGCAGGGAAATATATTTCTGCTGCATTGTTGAGTGCTGATACCATTGAAGGTGGTGGTATCACAGTTAAGCCAAATGTTAAGTATAAAGAAGTAATGAAAACTCTTTCTACTAATGCTTTGGTAAAAGACGCTGCTTGTGATTTCGCAGATCAAAGTACAGTTACTTTGGCAGAGCGTGTCCTTCAGCCTGAAGAGTTCCAAGTAAACTTGGAATTGTGTAAGAAAGATTTCCACAATGATTGGGAAGCAGTTCAAATGGGTTACTCTGCATTTGACTCTTTGCCTCCTTCATTTGCTGACTTCCTTATCGGTCACATCGCTGCTAAAGTAGCACAGAAGACTGAAGAGAACATCTGGCAAGGGGTAACTGCTAACGCAGGTGAGTTCAACGGCTTTGAAACATTGTTGGAAGCTGATGCTACAGTTATTGATGTAACAGGTACTACTGTTACTGCTGCGAATGTTATCACAGAGATGGGTAAAGTAGTAGATGCTATCCCAACCGCAGTTTACGGAAAAGAAGACCTGTACATCTATGTATCTTCTAATGTTGCTCGTGCTTACATCCGTGCTTTGGGTGGATTCGGTGCTTCAGGATTGGGTGCTAATGGTGTGAACAACGAAGGTACTACTTGGTTCAATGGTGGTGACCTTGCTTTTGATGGCGTTAAGTTGTTCGTATGTTCTGGTTTGAGTGACAACACTATGGTTGCTGCTCAAAAATCTAACTTGTTCTTTGGTACAGGTTTGTTGGCAGACCACAACGAGGTTAAGTTGATTGATATGGCTGACCTTGATGGTTCTCAAAATGTTCGTGTTGTAATGCGTTTTACCGCAGGTGTACAATACGGAATTGGTAGCGACATCGTACTTTACTCATAAGAGTAGGTTTAGTTAATAATTAAAGGGGCAGGTAGGCGATTGCTTGTCTGCCCTTTTTTATAAAAAGAATAATATGGCTTGTGATTTAACAAAAGGTCGTGCATTACCTTGCCGTGAGTCGGTAGGTGGTCTTAAAGCGGTTTACTTCGTAGACTTCGGTGATTTAGGAACACTTACTTTGTCTTCGGATGAGGTTACTGATATGACAGGAACATTTGATGCCTACAAGTATGAGCTGAAAGGCACATCTTCAGTAGAGCAGACAATCAACGCTTCTCGTGAGAACGGAACAGTATTCTTTGACCAAGCGGTTAGCCTTTCTTTGCCACAATTGAGCAAGGAGGATAACAACGAAATCAAGTTGTTGGCGTATGGAAGACCTCACATTGTTGTTGAGGACTACAACGGAAACGCTTACTTGGTAGGTCGTGAACACGGAGCGGATGTAACAGGTGGTACTATTGCTTCAGGTGCTGCAATGGGAGATATGAGTGGATACACACTTACTTTCAATGCTATGGAGCGTACTGCTGCGAACTTCCTTAATGGAGCAACAGATGGTAATCCATTTGCAGGTATGACATCTGCAACACCAACTATTGTTACTTCGTGATAAAGTAGTATATTTGTAGGACACTTGACATAGGTGTTTTGGTTTGGTTAGGGCAGTCCTTCGGGGTTGCCCTTTTCTTTTATAACACTTTACCCTTCTTGTGGTTAACCTATTATGCATATAGTAACTACAACGGATAAGAAGATATACTTTGTTCCCAGAGCGTTTGAAACAAGCGTATCGGTATTGATTACTGATGAGGAGACAAATACTTCTACCACCGAGTCTCTTACGGCTACGCAGGAGGCGAATTACCTACACATAACACCTTCTTACACCTTCGTTGAGGGTAGATACTACACAATTAAAATAAGTGGCTCTAACGAGATATATAGAGGTAAGGTATATTGCACCAACCAAACGAATTTAGAGAAGTTCAGCATAAATAGCGGTGAGTTCACTTACTACGAAGACACCGACAATGATAATCAATACATATACCGATGAGTAATATCCGCATCGTAAATCTTGCATCGCATACTACACCCCAAGTTGTTGAAGACAACCGTAAGGAGTGGGTAGCCTATGGTGCAGATAACAACTACTTTCAGTACCTCATTGACAGGTACAATGGTAGTGCTACCAACAATGCCATTATCAATGGTATGACCGAACTTATCTACGGAAAGGGTCTACACGCTACAGATGCAAGTAGAAAGCCTGATGAGTACGCAATGATGAAGAGTCTCTTCTCTCGCACTTGTATGCGTAAGGTCACCTTTGATCTAAAGGCGATGGGTCAAGCAGCCTTCCAAGTTATCTACAATAAGCAGAAGACTAAAATCGTTCAAGTAGAGCATATGCCTATTGAGACTCTCCGTATGGAGAAGATGAACGATGATGGTGAAGTAGAAGGATACTACTACTCTAAAGATTGGACAAAGATTCGTAAGAAAGGCTTTGAGCCTGTACGCATCCCTGCTTTTGGATATGGAGATAAGAGTGAGGGTCTTGAGATTTATTGCATCAAGCCTTATCGTAGTGGATTTTACTACTACTCTCCTGTAGACTATCAAGGGGGTCTCCCTTATGCCGAGTTGGAGGAAGAGGTAGCCAACTACCATATCAACAACATTAAGAACGGCTTGTCACCAAGTATGTTGATTAACTTCAACAATGGTGTACCAACTGAAGAGGAGCGTGAACTGATTGAGCGTAGAATCATTCAAAAGTTTAGCGGATCAAGCAACTCTGGTAAGTTCATCTTGGCGTTTAACGACAACAAGGAGATGGCTGCAAGTATTGAGCCTGTTCAGTTGAGTGATGCAAGTGAGCAATACCAATTCTTGGCGGATGAGAGTATGCGTAAGTTGATGGTAGCCCATAGAGTTACCTCACCGATGCTGATGGGTATCAAAGACAATACAGGCTTGGGTAACAATGCTGATGAGTTGAAGACTGCGAGTCTTCTATTTCACAACACGGTTGTACGCCCTATCCAAGAGATGATTCTTGATGCTATTGATGATGTCCTTGCAGTAAATGGAGCATCACTAAATGTCTACTTCAAGACCCTACAACCATTAGAGTTACAAGCAGACATTGAAGAAGATGTAAAGGAGGAACTCTCAAGTGCTGATAGCCGCCCTTTTCTTGATGACAAGTTAGCCCACGAGATGTTAGATGCATTGGCTGACTTGGGGGAGGATGAGCCTTCCGATGAGTGGGAACTCGTTGATGCAGAAGAAGTGGGAGATGATGAGCCAGAGGACTTTGATGTTGAGAAATACCTCAACGGATTGGTAAACCTTTCGGCTACACAGGATAGCACACAAGACACCGAAATGTACAAAGTGAGGTATAAGTATGTAAAGGGTACTAAAAAGACTGCTAAAGGCAGTTCAAGACCTTTCTGCAAGACAATGCTATCACAAGGCAAGTTGTACCGCAAGGAAGACATCGGTATGATGAGTGCAAGAGGTGTAAACAAGAGCTTTGGACACAAGGGTAGAAACTATTCTTTGTTTAAGTACAAGGGAGGAGTAAACTGCTACCACAGATGGGAGCGTAGAATCTACAAGAAGAAGTTAAATAAGAATGGAGAACCTTACGGAGGCGATGCCTTGAGAGGTACAAGATATGTGAATGTAAACCAAGCGGTACGAGAAGGATTTAAACTGCCTAAAAACCCTCAAGAGGTTGCGGTAGCCCCTATTGATATGCCGAGACAAGGGCATCACCCTAATTACGGAAAATAATGGCAAAGGTATTATTTATAAAAAGAGATGATTTAGTACGCAATAGCGTAATCTCTGGAAATGTAGATAGCGATAAGTTCTTGCAGTTTATAGAAATCGCTCAAGAGATTCACATCCAAAACTATCTTGGCACAAAGTTGTACGACAAGTTGCGTAATGACATCATTGCGGATACATTGCCTGTTGCTTACGCTACCCTATTGGATGACTATGTACAACCTATGTTGATCCATTGGGCAATGGTAGAGTACCTACCTCACTCTGCTTACACGATAGGTAATGGAGGTGCTTACAAGCACACGGCAGAGAACAGTATTGCTATGGAGAAGGATGAGGTAGACTTCTTGACTAATAAACACAGAGACATTGCTGAACACTACACTCGTAGGTTTATTGACTTTATGTCTTTCAATCAGTCTACTTACCCTGAATACTACACAAACAATAACGATGACATTCACCCAGACAAAGATGCAGTCTTCAACGGATGGCAATTATAAACGCTATCAGCCGAAGGAGGTTAACTTAAAGAAGCTCAAGAAGCTCATCAAAAAATTAGAGAACAATGGCAAGTGATGAAAAGGGCTACGGCTCAATCTACGGAAGAACTTGGTGGGGAAGTGGAGATGCATTTACTAACCAAATCGGTTGGGGTAGTGCGATGTTCTACATTCTTGATCCTGCACAATTCCAACAAAGAGCATTAGAAGATGGTGCTACGATGGAAGCCTTTGAATGTGTGAGCAAGTCATTGAGAAGATACCCACAAGCGGATAGAGGCAGACAATTGATGGATGCCTATGATGTGCGAGTGGTAGCCGCAGGAGGTGATACGGAAGCAAGAACCTGTACTATTAACGAATTGAACGAGATATTATGAGTTTATATAAGGATGCATCATTAGCAATGATACCCTCTGCTTACAAGGATGGTAAGTTGTATAGTATTAGACCTACTGATGGTAGTGGAGATTTTACTTTTAGTAGGGGTTCAAATCTTGCTGCTACGAGGGTAGATGTTAATGGCTTAATTGAGAAGGGTAGAGAGAATCTTGTTCCTCATTCTAATACATTCAGTAGTTGGAATGCTACTGCTTTATTAAACACTCCTTCAACAGGAATAACAGGTTACGATGGTAGCAATAATGCTTGGAAAATCATACCTAATACCACAAACACATCTCATAGGGTTTGGTATCCATCTCTTGGTCTTGGTGATTCAGTTTATACTTTTAGCGTGTACGCAAAATCAGGAGGTTATTCGTCAATGTATCTATATTGTAATTCAACAGGTGCAGATTTTGCAGGGTGGTTTGATTTATCAGCAGGAACAACAGGAAGCGGAACAGGTCGCATTGACACGACTATTAGTGATGTAGGAAACGGATGGTATCGTTGTACACTTACAGGTCTTGAGGATATAAGCAGTTTAGAGATGTATGTTGGAGATGGTACAGAATCTATTGTTTTTGCAGGAGATGGTACTTCATCACTCTACATCCAAGACGCTCAATTAGAGCAAGGCTTGGTAGCAACTGACTACATTGAAACAGGAGCATCTACTGCACAAGCAGGTATCTTGGAGGATATGCCTCGCCTTGACTATTCGGGTGGTGCTTCGTGTCCTTCTCTTTTACTTGAGCCTCAAAGAACGAATTTGATGGTT